TTCACCACCATTAATCGTAACTATGTTTGACACACCATTTTGTATAAAGATAACAGTATAACTTGCACTACCATCTATATCTATTCTTGCTGTACTTTCTACACTTCTAAGCAGAGTTAATTTTTCACCAGTATAAAAAGTTGTAATTTGCGTATCTAAATCTTGACCAAGTTTAGTTCCTTTGATGTTGGTTGTTATAGCATCTTGTCCTAGTACATCTTCTTCTTTTACAACCTCTAATGCATCTATAACATCTAATAAATCTTCTAGGAAATTGACATCAAGATAATTTATGTCTAATTCTGTAAACTCTAATTCGTCTTCTTTTAAAAAATCTTCTTCTAAGTAATCTATATCTAAATCATTAAAGTCCAAGATGTTTTTCTTTTGTACAACAACTTCTTCACCTTCAATTATTTCTTCTTGTGGTGGTGTAACAATTAACATATTATCTATAAGGTCTAATGATAAATCTAAGATGACTGGTTTGCTTGGTGCGTTTTCAAATACTGAAACTGTTGTAGCTTGGAAAGGTTTATTTAAAAGTACGCTACCAGTCGCTGTAATCACTTCTATTTCACCGCTAGATAATCCATAAGCATCAGGCAACAATATAATTAAACTACGCCCTAGCTCGTCTACAGTAGCAGTAAAGTCTGTTCCTCTAATCGCTATATTTGCAGTTGGTGTTTTAAGCTTTATATTTTGTTTATCAATTCTGTTTAGATTGCCTGTTATAAACCTTGCTGTTCCCAATCCAAAGGTAAGAGCCATCTTTGATTTAGATGGGTCAGGGTCATAGATATATTCGTCAATTAATAATTCAGAGTGTTCTGTTAATCTAACTGTTGAATCATCAAGAAAAGTAATAGCCATACGACCATTAGTAGTTATGGCTTCATCATTACTTTGTATGCCGAGGTTTAATTCAGCTTGTAATGGTTCGTCTCTTAATATTCGTGCAACACCATTTAGTTCTGATATGTCACCTATATCAGCAACCTGTGGAAGTTCCCCCATCGTTTTGAGTGATACAAATATTAGAGTTAGAAGTAGTAGTTTCAATTTTTAACCAATCCCTTGCAAGTGTTGATGATTGTATGATGTTAAATGTGTTACTGCTACCATCTAAATCCATATAAAAATATCCTGAATCAGATGATGTGTTTCCTGAATATCCACTAGCTGTAAAGTTGATAGTGTTTGAACCACCATTAATATCTACAAAGTTAATAGCATTAGCATAATCAATATCAAAATTTAATTCATTAGAATCACCTAAGATTGTCCAGTCTAAATCAAGATAAGATGAATCAGCGTTTTCTGCTATTTCTAAATCAAATTCATTACTGCTTCCAGTAACATCTAAATATAGATTTATGTAATCTGCACTTATAAGACCAGTGCTATTTAATAAGATATCCATAACATTACTATCTCCATCAAATTCAAAGAATCCAGTAAAATTATCACCATCAATGGCATCTGACCTAAAGATATTGCTTGAACCAATCTGATTAATATCTAAAGTCATACTAATACCATCAAGGTCAAGAGCAGTCATAGTTCCTGATACAGCAGAACTACCACCAATAAGGTTAGAGCTACCTAGTTGCTCTAAATCAATGGAAGCTGTATTACCGCTTTGGTCTACATAAATTTCATTATCCGCGTATGTTTGCAACGCACTCAGCATCACAATCAGGCTCATTAATTTCATTTTCTTCATATTTCCAGTACCCTTTATCGTAACCGATAATAATAAGTTCTAATACAGCACCTTCTATAGCTTTCATTAAGGCTATAGTAGTACTTTCGTTGCGTGAAACACCAAATTCCACTTCAACTAACTCAGTACCCATTTCTATGAATTTAAACACATCTTGTGACTGTCCATAGCTAAGTATTGTCTTACTAGACATTACTTCTACTAGTATTTCACCAGTAGCTACAGAAACCATTCTAAGGCTTACAGTGATTGTATCTTCACGATACTGAACACTTGTGCCTATTCCTAAATATCTTGCACCTGCACCGCCTGTGATTAGATTACTATCATACGATACAACAGCACCTTCAAGCAACACACCTGCAAATAGCAAGGGCATGATAGTTTTTTTATCTTCTAATTCTTCTCTTGTGCTTCTTATAATTTGACGTTCTTTTGTAAGGTTATCTAAACCAACCCTTTCAACAACTCTGAAGAAATTTCCATTACTTGCGTGTTTTAATGCTCTTATTAATAAATTACTTGGTGCTTGGGTTATAGCACTAGAAAATAAAGCAAACTCACTGTTACTCTTTCTTTGTCCTGTTTGGTCTGTAAAAGCAGTTGGATATACAGCTACTACTGGTTTTGTTTGTGGTGCTTGTACTTGCAGAAGTTCTTTTGATTGTAAAGAATAAATACTATGATTGTCTTTTAGATTTATTTGTTTTCTAATTTGCTCTGTGTCTTCATAAACATCAAGCAAAGAACAACTAGAAAGTAAAAGAACCAATAGGTAATGTGATTTCTGTGATATTGCCATCTGCATCAGTTATTTTAAGTGTTATAAATTGTCCATCAGATGTGTATTCTATAGTATTACCTTCAAGTTCTATAGTACCTTCAGTTTGTGGTGTTTCACCAAACAGATTATCTACAAGCTGTCTTGATAATTGTGCATAGATACGTGACTCTAAGTTACGCATAAATCTTGCAAGTGTGGTGTTCTCTTTATCTCTTTCTATTTGTTCTTGTAAGGCTTTGATTTCTTCTTTAATTGTCATCTTTCTATTAAACTCTTGGTTTTCAATAGTTAGATAATGTGAACTAGTATTGATGCCACTAAAAGATGGCGATTTAAACTTATGAACTATTTGGTCTGCTTTGATATTTTGTACAAAAATCCCAATTATTAAAATAACTCCTATTACCATGATTGACCATAGCACTTTATCTTTTTCCAATTGTTCTTTTTTTAATTGTTTTTTAGTCTTTCCTTTGGTCATCTCTATCCGCCTTTGCAATTTTACTGCTATCTATTAACTGTGGTACGCCTAGAATAGTTTTAATAAGGGTGTCTTGTCTTATGATTTCATTATCTAAGCTACGCACTCTATCAATTAATGCTACAAGTATTCCATGTTGTGAGTCAAGTTTTGTTCCAAGTCGTTCTTCAATAGCTGCTATCTGTGATTCTACTTTTTCATCAACATTATCAAGTTTGGTTTCCATGCCATCTACAATTCGCATGATTAATTTATATATAAACCAACCTAAACCAATTGCTGCTGCTATTGGAAAACCTACCTCTTGTATTACTTTAATTGCACTGTCCATTAGCTTGGCTCACTTGGAAATGTTACGTCATCATATGATGATGCACTTGAATTGCTTGTAGGTAAATCTCTTAAAGATTGTCTGTAAGTTGCCCATTCTGTTTTTTTGCTATCTGATAATGGACTATCAGACATTTGTGTCCAGTCTGATTGTTTTAATAATTCATTTCTTTTGTTTCTTAACATCTCTAATACATTATCAGTTCTAACTACAGCTTCACCATCAACTATCTTATATTCATTAGGTTGATAATCTCCTTCAATGATTCCTTGCCCATCTAGTAAACCTACTTCATTGATTTCTGCAACTGTAGTAGTTGAATGTTCTATCTCACCAGTTTCTAAATTGTATATAGTAAAAGTATTCATTATTGTGTGTTATCCATCATCACATTAAGTGAAAGCTGAGTATGATTATAAGTTCCTGAAAAATATACTCTCCAATAAACAGTTGATTGTGTATTTGATAAGGTGGTTATTTGCCCTGTATAAACATAAGTATATCCTCTATAAGTTCCAGCACTCCATGAAATATTAGTATTACCATTTGCATTAACCCAAGTAGAATTGTTTAAAGAATATTGAACCCTACCACCACTTACATCACCTAAAACTCCTGAGAATATAGCAACATAAGTAGCTTTGTTTCTAATTTGTGTAACTGTTACTGGAATAAAAGAAGCGTTACTTCCTGTATATTCTGATGTTCTTTGTACATATGCTTGACCATCTCTTGATAGAGGTACAAAAGTTTCAGTTGCTAAATGACTCTTAATATCTGTACTGACATCATCAAAGTGTTTTACATTTAATGTATTAGTATTTATTCTTGCTGAATCTAATTGGTCAGCAGTAATTTTATTTGCTGATATGCTATCAATCTTATCGTTATTAACAGCGTTATCTGCTATTTGTGTTGTATCTACACCACCTGATTTAATAATTAGATTGCCACTACCATCAGTGTCAATCGTTACATTATCTATTTGAATATTACTAGCACTTAAAGTACCAGTTACAGTTGCACTAGAAATGTTTAAATTATTAGCAACTATATCACCTGTTATATTTGCATTTGTTGCAGTTAAAGCACCTGCTGGAGTTACTCTAAATGGAGCAGAACCGAAAGTTGCATTTCCTAAATAAATACCATTGCTGTCTGCTTTGAATATGCTGTTACCTGAACCAATAGATATAGTTCCGCCACTTAAAGCACCTGTAAAAGTACCAGTAGCAGAATTAAGACTACCTGTAAATGAACCACTTGTAGCTGTAATTGCACCTGAAATAGTAGCACCAGTAGCAGTCATAACACCTGCTGCAGATACAGTAAAAGCACCTGAACCTAAATTTATAGATGATGAAGAACCATTAATTGTGATACCTGAACTATTAATAGTTACATCACCACCACTTATCGTTACATTAGCTGCGTTAAGTGTACCTGTATCAATATCACCAGCACTTATAGAACCAAATACACCTGATGCAGAAGTTAAAGTTCCTGTAGCAATTTTATTTGCTGTAATAGTGTTACCCTCAATTTGGTCTGCTGTGATAGTACCATCAACAATTAAATCTCCATCAATATAATTATTGATTACTGCAAAAGCAGTGCCATTGTGTTTATAAGCAACTTGTGAATTGTTGTCTGTTCTCACAACAACAACAATATCATTAGATTTTGGGTCTCTACCAAATGCTGTATTAAATTCTGAATCTGAAGGTGCTGAAGTTGAGTTAGTTCTTTCATATCTTAATGTTGCTGGAAATATTGCACTGTCACCAAGATTACCACTACCAATTGTTCCTACACCAAGAGTACCACCAGTATAAGTTACAGTAGTACCATCTATGTTTGTTAAGGTAAGTGTCCCTGTAATCGTTGCACTAGTCGCAGTAACCGCACCTGCTGGTGTAACTCTGAAAGGTGCTGAACCGAAAGTAGCGTTACCAAGATATATTCCATTTGAATCAGCTTTAAAAATACTATTACCTGAACCAATTGCTATAGAACCATTAAACGTACCACTAGTTGCATTAACTTCACCTGTTATTGTGGCATTAGTAGCTGTTAATGCTCCACCCTCTGTTACTCTAAATGGTGCTGACCCAAATGTTGCATGACCAAGTTGTATACCAACACCAGTTTCAGCTTTAAAAACATTGTTACCAGTACCTATAGTTATATTATTAGTGACAGTTGCACTGGTTGTTAATAGATTTAATGTGCTAACAAAGTCTGCATCAACCCTATCAGCTGAAATATCACCTGCAATTATCTTGTCACCTGCAATAGTTCCATCTACAACTAAATCACCTGTTGTAAAATTAGTTATTTCTACAAAAGCAGAACCATTCCATTTATAAGCCTTTGAAACTTTTGGAGAAGCACTTGTATTGACCATAACTAAAATGTCATCATTTAAAGGCGTTCTTCCATATTCTGTATTAAATTGTGATGATGTTAATGCTGTTGTTGTGTTGCCTTCTTTGTGAAAGTATCCTGAAAAATCAGGTAAATCAATATCACCTACATCTACTAATGTAAAACTTCCTGTTGTAGTGCTAGTAAAAGTAGAATGTGTACCTGAAAAATTGATAGCCCTAACTGCAAAATGATAAGTAGTACCAGCAGTTAACGCATCTTCTAAACCAAAAGTAATTTTTTGTGTTTCACTTGGCTCTGATGTGATTGTTGAAACTAAATATGTATCATCTGTTGGTGTAAAACTAGATGTATGTCTATAAACCTTAACTGCTCTTAAATCACTGTTACTAGGAGCAGTCCACTCTAAACCTATAACTAATGCTTTGCCTGTTGTTGCTGAAAGATTTGTAGGTGCTGCTGGTGCTGCTGGTAAACCTGTGCCAACAGTTTGTTCAGATGTATTATCACTATAAACATTGTTACTAGAAAAATGTCTTGCTACAACATAATAAGTGCTATTTGATATAAGGTTTGGTATGACTGCTTTTGTTTTTCCTTTACCAACTAAAACCGAACCTATATAAGTACCTGAAGCAGTTCCATATAAAATTTCTGTACCTTGTATAAGGTCGTCAGGGTTATTAGTCCAACTTGCATCTATATTTACTTTGCTTGTTGCTGAATCAAGTTGCAAATCTACTGTTAAAGATAAACCTGTTGGTGCAGTTACGCTAAAACTACCTGTAGAAACGCTTGAGCCTTCGTCTATTGGGTTTGTATAACTACTTGAAGCAAATGCATATACTGTAGAATCAATCTCTTTAAGGGCAAGTCTCGTAGCCAAAATTGGCACGTCATCTGACTCTATTACTTCTAAATTTGTGCTTAAAACTTCAAAAGTTTTGTTAGTGTATCCTAATCTGTCATTAGTTAAGTAAACCCAGTCAAAGGGTTGTAATTGCATAAATCCAATATTACATAAAACAGATAAACTCACTTCTTGTCTTGAATGTAGCAGTGCTGTTCTTTGTAATCTTTGTGCCATTGTAGTTGTGTCAGTGAATGGCAACTGTATTTCTAAAGTTTTTCTGTAATTGGCTTGTGATTCTCCACTTGGGGTGTCGTTAGCGATTAATGTACTATCTGTATAAACTGGAGAATCTGTAGCTACATAATTATTATTACCATCAACATAAACAGCTTTAACAGTGTTAAAAGTTTCACCTGATGTATTTTTTGTTGATATAGATATTGGTGCTAATAAATTATCATCTGTAATCGTCATATCAGGTGTAACAGAAGCACCTGCAAACATTACAAACTTACCATTAATATATGACAATTTACCTGCACAAGAACTTAGCAATCCTTCAAGTACACCACTACCATCGGCTGCCATATTGGTTATACCATTGGCTTTATATAAATCTTCGTTAAAAGTAAGTGTTACGCCATCAGCAATACTTTGTGCTGAAGATAAAATTACTAGATTACCACTTCTTGATATTACAGTTGGTGAACCTGATATTCCTGTTCCTGTAACTGTTTGACCTATATCTATAAGCGTATTTGATGTTGCGTAATCAATTTGTACTGTTTGTGTGTTTGAAACAGCACCATTAACTGTAGCTGTTGTTATTGCACCAGCTGCTGTATCACAAGTATTAGCTGCTGCTGAAAAACCACCTAATGCTGTTGTATCTAAAACTTCATCTGAAGTAGCTTTTAATCCATAGGTTGTATCTGTTATATAATCTCTTACACAAAGAGCAGGGTTATCTGACCAAGCTGTAGTTGATGTTCTTGGGTCATAAACTTTTTTACCTTTAATAACAAAAGCTAGTGGTGGAATACCACCACCAAAGGCTTCTGAATCAAATACCATTTCTATAAGCATATAAGCCATGCCTATAAACTTATCTGTAGAACCTA